GAAACCAACTTTCAGCAACCATATAAGCTTCATCGTAAACAGTTACGTCACTTGGGATGATTTGTTGAAATGTCACCAAGGAAGACGTTAAGATGAAGTCGGCCAAAGCTTGTATTTCTTGCGGGTCCATAATGGGAAATAGGGCCACCAGCTCGTCGAGTTTGGCTTGGTTGTGAACGGCTATCTCGTAGTCGAGGCGCACGACAAGCGCGTGCTGCACGCCGTCGGGATGCGCGATGACTCCAAACACGTTGCCGTCCGCTTGGTAGGGTTCTTGAACCGCAAGAACTATAATGGCAAAGACGCAAAGCGTAACCAACTACGCGCCTCAAGACATTTCCCGTCCCGGGGTTCACGCGAAGAAAAAGAACGGCACGCACAAGGGGTCTAAGAATTACGCGAAGCCGTACAAAGGTCAAGGGCGATGAAGCTTGATAAGGAAGAGGTAGAGAAAATTTGGCTCAAGTTTGCCGACGACATCCTTAACGCGTCAAAGCGCGAGCTGGGAGTTAGGAGGATAGGCAAGAACCGAAACTACGGGGTAGCGACCCGAACGCTCCAGAAGAACCTTATCTACAAATTTAGGTACGGCAACAAAGGTGTAACGACGATTTCGTTTCAAGCCAAAGGCAAAGCCAAGGTCTACGCTCCCTTCATTCACTTCGGGGTGAACGGAACCGAAAAGAAACAAGGCAGCCCGTACACGTTCAAGAAGCAGCCGCCCCCAAAAGCGATCAAGGCTTGGATTAAAAACAAGCCTATTCGAATGAGGAACCAAACCAGCGGGCAGTTCGTCAAGAAAACCAAGAAGCTCGAGGACCAAGTGGCGTTCCTCATCGGGCGGGCCATCAAGCGTAAGGGAATAGTAGGGGTCCGTTACTTTGAAAGGGGCTACGAATACGCGCTGAAGAAGAACAAGAGCCAACTCCAACAAGCTCTGGCCAACCAGTTCGCAAAGCAGCTTTCGGCCCAGATAGGCAACATCACGATAAAGGCTAAAATCTAATGGCATCCTTCGTCTCCGCTCCCGACAACTGGCGTCCCGCTGGTCAACGGCTCATCTTTACGCTCACGACTTCGACGACTATCACGGCGTCTTTTGCCTATATCATTCAGGTATTCGAGAACGGGACCGAGATAGCCAAATACTACCTCCGCCCTAACGACGACGACAAAGCCCACTTCGACTTGTCGATGATACGCAACCGCGTAAAGCTCGACAACATCGCTTCGGGAGATACTCGCCCTATCTTCTCTTATACCACGAAGCCGCTCACCAAGGCTTCGACTGGGGTCAAGAAGTACGAGGTCAAGGTAGGCGAATGGAACGGCACGACGGAGACCCTCGCACAAGCGACCTCGACTATCTACCTCTTGGACGGAGCGGAGCAGCCAAGCCAAGGACTACATCCCTCCTTCGCCGCTTACTACGGGACGGCGGACGACAAGAAGTTTTGGCTCTCAGATAGGGAGGTAAGTGGAACACAAATCCAGATGGAAGCCGACGACACCGACGAGGGGATGATTGGGTTCATCAACACCAGCGTTGTCTCTGACGTAACCGCCCTCAAATACTATGTCCAATTCCCCTCTACATTCACGTCGGTAGAAGTGGACATCAACACTACCAACGGCAGCCAGCTTCCTTCCGCGACGCCGGGAACCAACATCCAAGGGACGTTGACCTACGCGGCACTTATGCCAGTCAACGTAGAGGCTATTACGGGCATAACTCTGAGCGGATGGACCTACTATTCGATTACTCCAATTATCGGCGGAACGGCGACCGTAAAGGGTCGGTCTATCAAGGTCACTAAATCCTGCAAGGGGAAGTATAACGTCCAAGTTGCTTTCCAGAATAGCCGGGGCGGATGGGACTACCTCAAGTTCGAGGGACGCCCAAGCACCCAAACCTCGATTGAGGAGAAGACGTACACCAAGTATCTGGGAGATTACAACGTCGCGACGTTCACGTACAACAGTCACGAGCCGCAGACGGTTCCTTTTCTTAAGACCGCTCAAATGGTCTACACTTTGAACTCTGTAATGAACGCTACGGAGTTCGCTCTGATGCCCCAGCTCTTAAAGTCGAAGCAAGTGTACATCCGCTACGGGAGCTGGATTCCCGTTACCTTGGTTTCGAACTCGTTCAACGTCAGAGCTACGGCGTCTGACCTTAACCAAGTTCAATTGCAGGTCAAACTCGCGCAACAAGTGGAGATATGACAGACCTACGCATACTGGCCAAACGGGGCGTGGATTGGCATCAACTCGAGGTCTACGAGTTCGAGCCCATCAACTTGTCTTTCGAGTTTACCAAGGTCGAAAACATCAACGAGCCGACCAGCTCCTACTCCCAGCGGTTCCGGGTTCCGCTCACCCAACAGAACCAGAAGATATTCGGACCGTTTGACTGGTCTCAGGTTCCTAACTTCGACCTGAAGCAAAAGACCGACGCAAGGATTTTGGTTACTGGAGTGCCCATTTTGGAGGGGTTTATTCAGCTCGAAAATTGGTACATCCAGCAAGGACAGTTTATAGACGTCGAGTTGGCTTTTTACGGGGAGGGAGCCGACCTCTCAAAGCGGATAGGCGACGGGCTTGTGGAGGATCTGGATTGGGCGTCGCTCGACTTCCAGATGAAAGACCAAACCTTGGTCGATAGCTGGAACGGGCTGCTCAATTCAGGTAGGGTCAGGATTGGACTCGTCGATAAGGGATGGGCTTGGGACTCCTCAACCTTCCCTAACGTCGCGGCAAACGCCATCAAGCAATGGCAATTCACGCCGTTCGTTCGTCTCAAGGTTATTGTCGACAAAATCTTCTCGACGGCGGGGCTGACCTACACAAGTACTTGGATGGGTACGATGTCCAACCTCTATTGGTGCTGCAACAAGGGGGGGTTACTTCTGCCTACTACCGACGACTTCCGTAACGACATCTTTCACGTCGGGAGGTTGACCGACGTCTTCATAGCCGGGGGAGGATGGACGGCAGTTCCCTTCTCCGAAACGGGGGTCTTTTACGACAACGGCGGGCATTGGGCTACGGACACCTTTACCGCGCCCTATGGCGGTACTTATACTTTCCGGCTTTACACTACCTATTCGAACAACCCGGCGGAAGTCCTGCAATGGAGATTCAACTTCTCCGTCGGGGCTGACATAACCTATGCTGGCGGTCTTGACCAATACATACAGATTACGAAAGTGATGGTCCTAAACGAGACGCTCAAAATAGAAGTCAACTCCACTTTTGGGGCTGACATTCTCGCGGGCGGTCAATTCCTTGGGGGAACGTCTTTGCAGCTCTTCGAGTTCACGGCAGATACGGGCTTTTACGTCGACGTCTCAAAAGCGATGCCAACGATTAAAAGCATCGACTTTTTGTCCGGCATCCAGAAGATGTTTAACCTCGTCTTTGTCCCGGACCGCAACCGCCTCAATCACTTTTACATCGAACCGTTTAGCGACTATTTCGCGACGGGAGCAGTCAAGGACTGGACCAACAAGCTCGACCTCGAGAAGGACATAACGGTAAGCACGACCGCCGACCTTCAGAGGAGGAAGTACACTTGGACCCATTCGGAATCTACCGACATCGCAAATACCAACAAGAAAGAAGCTGGCAACGTGTACGGAGCGCGGGTGATTTACGACCCCAACAACGATTTCGCAACCGGGGAGCTGAAAATACAAAGCGAGTTTTCGCCGTTTATCACTTGGCAAGTGATGGATACGGGCTACGCTATTGCCCGCCTCTACAACGACGCGGAGACAATTACCGACCGCCAGATAGCCGACCCTAAGCCGATGCTGGCTTTTTGGAACGGGTTAAAGGACGAGCCTATTTACTACCTCAACGACTCGGGAACGGCAAAGACGGAGGGCTACCCCGCTTTCAGCGAGTTCGACGACTGGAGCGCAGACGTCGACGACGACAGTTTGAACTTCGGACATCCCAGAGCGCGACGGGAGATTTTAGCCATCCCCTTAAACGGTCTTTACTACAAGTATTGGAGACCTTGGGCGAACGAGCTTTATAGCGCCGACGCTCGTATGATGCGGGCTTTCTTCTAT